ATTGCAACAAAATCTCGAGGAGATTTGGTGACCTACGGTCAACCGTGGGGGCATGCGATGAAGGAGCTACTCTCGAGGGACGACAGCTTAGCTGCCGGTCTCGGAGCAGCCTCTCAAGGTTTTGAATGGTTGAAACGAATCTCTAAGAGCTTCGACACAGTACCAGAATACATCATGACCGGTGACTTCGAAGAAGCTACCGACCACATGATATGGAAACGTGTACGCATTGCGTTCGACGTTCTTTTCGAAGTTCTTGGAATAACTTCAAGTTATGCCAAGAGCTACTTAAACTTACTAACATCACCTAGGATGATCGTTAATAAGGATGGAACAGAAAACCTGACAAGCAGGGCAATCCTAATGGGAGAGCCTGGCGCCAAGGTGGTGCTAACCCTCATGACAAAGGTTGCAAATAAGTTGACAGGCTCCCCAGGAGTCTGTTTCAACACAGCCGGTGATGATCAAATTGATGCAAACGGTAGTTTACCTATCCTCTTAGGATATGCAAACGCAACAAGACTAACATCCCTGGTCCCTGGGACCTGGGGTATATCTCGTAGATTTTCTAAATATTGTGAGGAATTATTAATTCCTGGCAAGAGGCTCCGCCGAACCATCGAAGATGGCTCAGAAGTTCTTGACCTTACAAAGGGCAAGATCGATGCGGTTAAACCACGGTTGGCCTCTCCTGAACAAAAGTCCGGGAAAGGCGATGCTTCTACAAACCCTACCTATGGTAAGGCTCGCGACATTGCAAGTGCAGCTGAGTGGGCAACATTCCCTTTCATCACCAACAAGTTGATGGTATTATTCCTGAGGAATATGAAGGGTTACCTCTCAGCAACCAGCTCATTGTGGTTACCACGTGAGTGGGGTGGATTAGGCCTGCCTATGATCCGCTATGCGGAAATATGGCCTCACCTATCACCTGAACGCAAAGCTCTTGTACTAAAGCGGGAAGAAGGCGACACAATATGTAGCAACCGACTGGCTCTATGGGCCACAACTGCCTCTATGAGAGGTCTTGAGACCGAGAAAAGCGATGCTTTTCAAACCTACACTTTTCTCCTAGAGAATAGCGTAGAATTGCACACAGTAGCAGGGCTAGTGGCGCTTGGCGTTATTGAGGACATTCCTCACGAACGTCACATCAGCAAGAAGAAGAAGCTCAAAGAGCTAGGCTTCAAACCGCTGAACGATGTTGTATCCGACATCATCAAGGCGTCAGAGTGGCAAAGCTACTGGGATCCTAAGATGCCGGTGGGGCGGGGTTTCAAACCCCA